ATATTGCGCTCTGTAATATCGCTAAGAATATGTAAAACAGGCATATTAATAGTATATTCTACTATATCGTATGCCTGTCCGTGAGCCTGCCCATACGCTTTAAGATAACGCAAAGCCAGAGAAGAATGTATAAATTTTGAGTTTAATGTGGATAAAACTACGTTCATAGGTCCCCTTTAAATCATCGAATGGCTCAGCCACCGTCTAGTCATAATATATGTATTTTATCATATATTTTTAGTATTTTCATATATTTAGTTAAATTCCAGTAATAATCATTGTGGCCATATTTTTACACAGAATGATTATATGCAAAAATCATCAATAATAACATATAAATTTTGACGTTTATTTGACGTCAAAAAAAATAAGGGGTACCGATTGGGTACCCCTTTTGTTGTAATTTACTATTCAATATTATGTTTAGTGGTAAAATTTGCGATTTTTACTTCTAATCTAATTCAGTTAGTCTAAACAATTTACCATTTCTGAAGAGCATTTCACATCGATGGTTGTTTTCATCGACTAGTGTTGCTTCAAATAAACCTTCTTCCGGAACTTGAATATCTTCTGCAAAATTGTAAGTCTTTCCATTAAATTCAAATGTCTTTGCCATATTATCACCTCAATTTAAAAATGCACCGCCAATATCAATATTGTAAGCATCAATTATCTTTTTCCGTAGTTCTTTAAACTCTTTACCATGACCTTTGAAATGGCACTCAATAGTGGCATGTGCGAGTTCATGATAGATTGTATTTAGTTCAATATCTTTATCATGGTTATCCTTGCTTAGTTCCACCAAGCAGGAATCATCATGATACCAATATGTAATACCTAGCAACTTTTTACTTCGTCCAATATATTTATGTATTAACAAATTAGGTTTAAATGAATATCCCAGTTTCTCGATATTGGAGATTGCTTGTAAAAAGATATCAGCATACGGCATCATGTCATCGTCAAGATATAGTGTACTGATTTTATCACCCCCATTAACTATCATCTAATAGTTGACTGTTGCAAACCGTGCAACTCGGAGATATTTGGATCACCTACCATCTCATAACTTTAACCAATGCGGATGCGCCTTTAAACTCTGAACCTTTAAAGTGTGCTAAACCCTCAAAGCGTTTATCTTCATAACCTACTGTTTCATATACTTCACCATTAGTCATTACAGTTACACCAGCTAATATGCTATGTGGTTTATCTAACTTGATTTTGTATACATCGACTTTTTGTTCCTCTGTGTTAGGAACTACCGCCGTTCTATCAGATTTTTCTGTTGCTGCTTTAGGTAAATTAGGGTTGCTATGTGCAATATCCTTTTTCACATTTTCTGCAGCTTGTTCGACTGTAGGTGCTTGTGTATAGTAAGTCGCTACTGGTTGAGTTCTTTCCTTAATGGAAATAACTTGTTGTGCTTCATCTTTGGTAATATGAATTGCATTAGCCAATTTTACAGGATCTTTTATTTGTTCCTGTTTTAATAACACAGGCTTTTCAATCTGATGTGAATTATATATTGATACCCCTACAATAGCTAAAATAATTAAAATTACCCCTATTAGTAATGTTTTATGTCGTTTTAGGTAACATAACACCTTGAAAGTCCAAAGGCTCATCATAGACCCCTTTCTTGCATTTCTTGCGAGAACATTTCTAATGCTTGTGCTTTTTCTGCATCGAACCGTTCAACAAGATTTTCACGCAACCAACTAGGATTACCTTCATAGTTCCATGGATGCAACTTTCGCTGTTCATATGCACCATTAATTAAATCCCAGTCAAACTTAATGTCGTTTACATAAGATAAGTTCCAATCAGGCTCCCAACCCGGAACATATTGCATTGCCTCTTTAAAAAGATTAACAACTTCACCGGGACCATATTGAACAGCCGCAGAGAACACAACATCACGCAATGCTCGACTGTGAATATTTATATCAAAGAGTTCATTGGATAATTCCTTACACGCCACATCATAATAAGCATATTTAATGTAGTCGTGCTGCATTTCCATGAATCCGTTAGGGTCCACAGTTCCTAGTTCTTGCCATTTACTAATAAACTCATCGGAGTTAATAGGTCCTGCACTTTGAAGGGCTCTCGCATAATCTTTGTAGAATCCATCTTCTTGACGCAAGCCCCAACCAAGGAACGCATCCACACTTCCGCAATTACTTGCCAATTGATAAGCACCATACGAAATTCCCCCTCGGTCCCCCTCGCCTGTTGATACAATAGCTGGGTCCCCATTGCTTTCATACGCAGCACTTAATTTTCCTAGTTCCATTTGTTTTGCTCCTTCCTATTTGATTCACGTCCTCCTAAATAGCCAACGAGCCCGGAGGAAATACTCATGGCCAATTCGTTATAACCATAAAGGACGGCCATTATATTGACCGCCCCTAGGATGAGGATTGTTAACACCTCACGAATACTAATTTTTTCAATCATTTAATCGCCTCTTTTACAGATTTAATAAATGCTATTAATTGCTGAATTAAACCGATCGCACGTTTGAACCACCTCGATTCTACTAATTCAAGCTCGATCATATTTTCTACACAAGATGCTAACTCAATTACAATGGGAATAAGATACATTCCGGTGCTTAATAACACATCGATGCGACCTAAGAAAATAAATTCTACATCTGGTAATGTAAGTAAGATAAACGACAATACAAATAGCCAAGGATATGATTTGACCAGTTTCTTTGTCATATCAGCTCGCAATTTATTACTGACTAAAAACCGTCTCTTTTTCCCGTTAACTTCAACGCTTGACCATCCACGCCAAAGTATGGCCAATATGGTGTTGGCAACTGTACAGGGTCTATTGGTTGCAATATTAAAATTGCGCACCTCAACCAAGATGCGCAATATCGTATCAACGAATACCAATATCAATGTGCAAAATATAGCTAATGATATTTGTACAAGTTCATGTTCATTTAATCCCACCATAATAGGTGGTGGAGCGAAAATTTCAATCATATATTCCCTGTCCTTTCAATTACTAAACGCTTAACCCCACTATCAATAAATGCTTTTCTGGAAATTTGATTATCGATATTGAACATAATTAAATCATCGTTATTGTAATTTCTAGATGTTGTAATTGTGATTTCAATATCTTTAGATGTCGGAATCGTTAATTCATAAGATTTATTTGTCATTGCCGTGATTGTTACTCGATATTTACCTTTTGGTAAATATACATACCATCGGTTAAACTTTTCGACATGCCATGTCTCCCATTTCCATGTGTTAAAACCTATAGGGTCATACTGCACATATCCTTTGTCACCATTCGGCTTAACTACATTTAAAGGCGTCCGATTTTCTGCAACTCTCGCATACAAGTTTTGCCCATTAAAATGGACACAGATGTAATTACCACCTGTGTCCTTAGAATTATCTGTTAAATTGTATGTTTGTATCTGCCCATTAGGTGTTTTTGTTTTGATAACTGCCATTATTCCACCCACAATTCTGCGCCATTTGCGAATGTAATTCTGTTTTGTTGCCGTTCGCCATACATCTTATGCCAACCAGTATCAGTACCATTGGAAATACCTCCGTAATATAGGCCATCAGAACCATTATCAATCAATAATAATCTACCTTGCCATTTCTCAGAATTACCAAACTCCATAACAACGCCATTATTAGGCGCATTAAGCGCACCTTGTTTAACTTCTCTAAATACAACACACCCCAATGAAGATGGGTCTTTTGTATAATCTGAGTTAGTATTCATTCGATAACTCATAAAACCGCTAGAAGTAATAGCACCAGCAATACTTGTATTTCCCTTTTTCTTAACATATGAACTATCTGCCGTAGTTTTAGATAAAACTGTTCCAGTATCTGACATATCATCTTCTGTTAGAACTCTGAATGTTTTATTTTTGTTAGCATCGTAATAACCTATTGAGGTCCCTAAGAATATAGTCCGGTTATCGCTCATGCCAAATTCCATGCTATTACCAGTAGACATCTTAACTGCATGATGAGCGCTACCTTTGGTATCTGTTACTTGAACAGATGTATTATTTGGCATGATGATTGGGCCTTTCATCTTGCCACCACCAAGGCCTAAATAATCAAGATTTTTCAATCTTTGCATATTGATTGAATTTTCAAAGTCGTAATTTGGGTCACCAACATATATGTCTACTTGGTGACGTTTGTTAGGCTTTTGAGTTAGTACTGCAAAATAGAACTTGCCATTATAGTAAGCAATATCTTCTATTTCGGTTTCACGGTTAATTTCAATAATCTGTTTAACGGTGCCAAACGGTGTACACTCAACTAAACTACCGAGTGTTGCAGACATAATCGCACCATTCAACATGAAAGCTCCATTATTATTCATATCCGGATACACATAATCTACTTGGTAAGTTTTGAGTTTTTTAAACTCATCATTGTACAGATTAATAGTTCGTACACGTTGATTACCTGTGATAGGTACAATGGATACATAAGTTTTTGTAATATGATCATAGTCAATATTAAACACTTTTTCTTGCAATGTAATAGTATTTTCGATTGCCATAGTGTCAGCATTGATAACCGTCAAATTATTACCGTTTTTAAGCCCATTGGCAATGTAAATCTTGTTGGTATACCGATTGTATGTCATGGTATTACAATGCCCTAGACGCTCAGAATCCGTAAATTTATAGGTACCTACTTTTTCAAAAGTGTCTGGGTTAAGCTCGTAAAGAATTTGATTAGTACCTTCACCATTAATACAGGCAAGTACAAATACATTCTTTTTAGAGTTATAAGTGAACCCTTGACATTGGTTTACTTCCGCATCATACGTAATGTTTTTCACAAATGCGATATTGGATGCCCCTTTTAGCATTGGTGTTTCTGTTGGATAATACGGCTTGATATTGGTATATACACCCATATCCATTACAGAACCTACTGTATTAAAGGTTAAGTGTTCAGTTAGTTTGTATTGTCCATTTGGCACTAATAGAATTTTATTGGCCAAATTATCATTAGCACGTTTAAATGCAGCAGTATCATCGGTGACACCATCGCCAACTGCTCCGAAGTCTTTTACAGATACGATGCCATTCAAAGAATCCTTTGATACGAAAGTTGCCGCCGCCTCTGTCTTGGTTACGATTCCCTTTCCACCCGGCACTGCGATTTCCTCAGCTTTCGATGCTGCTATTTCAGCACGCTTGGCCGCATCTTCTGCTTTCTTAGCATTGCCTACACTAGCAATTTGTTTATTGTTAATATCAGTCTTAATAGCATCTGCTTTTGTAACCAAATCATTAATATTTTTCTTATCGGTTTCCGTCTGTGCAGCATATGCCTTTGTATTATCTGCAAGTACTTGGGTTTTCTCAAATGTATCAGCACTTTGGATAAGAGCTGTATTTGCAGTCGCTAATTTATCATCAACTGTTTGAGATAATGCATTGATATTATCATTAATAGCTGTTAGCTTTGTTGCATTATCTTGCACTTCATTTGCCTTAGTCTCTGCAGTTAATGCAGCTGCAATTGCTTTTTTAGCCGCCTCAATGGAATTATCGACTATATCACGTGCAACTTGATTTGGATCTTCATCAGCGCCTACACGAATTTGCAATGTGCGATCTAATTGTTCTTTTAATTCTTGTAGAATCAAAATAACCTTATCGATCATATTTTCAATATGGTTATACGGCCATTTATTAGCAAGTTCTGTTGTTTGTGAAATTGGTGTTTGTCTAAACAATATAACTTTGTAATCAGCCGATAATGGATCGCCAGTACTTGGATATGTCAACGTTTTATTTTTTGCATCATATGTAATATTTCCTGTTTGCTTAAATTGTTTACCATCACTATCTACTAGAATAATTGAAACGTCTTTAATGTCGTTAAAATCATATGGCCAAATAAAGACCTTATTCACTCCATCACATTGATATTGAACAACTGGATTGTTGACTTGTGGAATCACAATATCCCGCCTTTCTTTGCATATAAAGAGGACTACCTAAAACTAGGTAGTCCTTACTTTTACTGTTTCTTTTTCTTTTCTTTTTTAGTCTTTAAACGCTTGTCTAACAAAATCGACATGAATACATCTTCAATCTTGGCATCAGTATCAGTTAGCCCTACACGCAACAATGTCCAGAAGGCATCGGTTACAGTGTCACTAAAACCAGTTATACGGTTAGAAACCTGACTGAGCGAACGGCCTACATCAACGATATCTTTATTGTCACTTGAGATAGCTTGACCGGTATCCCATAATTTCTCAAAGATACTTAATCCCATTACGGTATTACCTTTATTGTATGGACGTTCTCCTAAAATAAATTTCATGCCCATAGTGGCTATATCTCTCACTAACGGAATACCCATGGTTCCTTGTTGTACAAATTCTTCGGCAAAAGACTTGGCGATAGATTCCGGATCATCATCGTCACCATTCGTCAGCGATTTATAAATTACCATGCCAATTGCTTGTGATACAACTGTCCACCATAGCATTCGAGCAAATTGTGTCCAGTCCCCTTTATCTTTGCCTGCATACCACCCTTCAGCAATAATGTTGTATAGGGTGTTTGCGTATGAATAAAATGGAACAAATAGCTGCGTTAATGGATTCCTTGCTCGTTGAATAGCTGCGGCGTCTTTAGTGTCGCCACTTCCGAATATATCTCGTATTGCTCGGTCACCTGCTTCAATTGCTTGTTGGTTAATCCACTCAGTACTTAACCCTTCCTTGGATTGGAGTTCGACAACCTTTTGATCATAAGCGAATTTCCATACTGGGATGGATAAGGCGAAGTCTGTTTCTGTGAGCAACCGGAATCCCATATTATTAATTTCATCACGGATTTCAGCGCCTTTTTCAAACTTGTACCCGCCGATATTCTTGTCATTAATGCGAAGCCCCTTTCCTTGGATGGTTAATCCTTTTTTGAGGTCTTTATCCAAAGTTTGAATGCGTTCACGCATGAAGATTGATTGTTCTAATACAAAGTCACGAGTATTATTATAGGTTTCTGTACCGTGGCCATAGAATCCTACACCTGCATGATTAACAGCTCGAAGGACATTACCCGTACCAATACGATATACGGCAACAGGAATATTCAAAGTATTCTGAATGGCGACTGATACACGGCCGGCCATAATTGCCATAGATGTATTCCGTTTTAGTGTTGTTACAATCTTACCAAATGCATCTAATTTAGCCGCCTCATCTTTCCAATTATCACGGACCCAAGTCCGCACAAATTGATAAGAGTTTATGCCAAATTTCTCAACAATATAGTTTTGAAACTCTCTATTGGCTACTAACCGATTCACATCCGTCACAGCTTTACGCATAGTTATATGATTGATTGATTCGGTAATAGCATTCGGAATAACGTCAAAGTCTAACAACAATGATTTATCCTTAACTACATCTAACCGTGATTTAGTAGCACTCATACCAGTTCCTAATATCGCATTACTGCTAACCATAGTCTTAGCAATATCTTCGACTTCCTTATCAGATATACTTGCATTAACTTCCGGATTATACACAATTGGATAATACTGACCGTTGATAGTTCTACCACCAATAGAGAACGTAATGCCTTCTTCCTTCTTCAATGGGTTCCCATATAATTCTTCCTGAACTTTGCTACGTTCCATGTAGAATGAATTAATATGATCCCATGTCCGGATTATGAATTCCCAATCTTTATCGGTGAGGATTTCTTGAAAGGCTTTTTCCATTTCAACTTCAGTTACCTTGGCCGTTTCCATTGCCCGTTGGCGGTTACGTTCTGTACCCCAATTCAAAGCTAATGCAATAACCTGTTCCTTGGTTAGATTACGCAATTCCCCAACATCGTACATATGCTTATTTCGGATGTTAAATAATTCACGCTTGCCATATACAGAGGATACATCTTTGGCTAACCGGCGCATAGACACTTCCTTGCGTTCGTTAAATGCTTGCGTTGCTCGACTAATTGGGTCATAAATGTATTTCACCGCATTAGGCCCTAATCGACGTAAGAATGTTTCAACCTTGAGCAATGATAAATTGCCTTTATTAATAAGTCCTGCAACGGCTTCCAAACCAGTTTGATTGTTTTGTGCATTAAATACATTCCCATTAACTTTACCAAATGTATCGATTGCTTCCGTTAATATGCCATATACTGCATCATCAAATGTGATAGATTCACCTTTATCATTAAGAATAGTAGAGCCTTCATAAGCATTGCGTCCATTCTTATACATGCCTGTCATTAGTTCTTCCAATGTGTTCAATTGACTCACTGTAAGATTTTTAAATGACATAGGCGTATTACTAAAGAATAGCTGTACAATCCATGGGGCAAGGAATGTAATGCTTTGGTCACCTAGAATATCCGCATCAGGATCTAATGCATTAATAACAGCATTCATATTAAATCCATCTACCGGTTCCAGTCCATCATATTTGGTGAGCCCCATTTGATATGCCATATGAGCATAGAAGTATCTCATGTTAGGCTCAATAGCAATCGGATTTTTAGGACGTGTCATCCTATTTAGATTATCAAGTAACTTAGTTCTTAACTTTTTAATACGGAGTGCATTATCAAACGCAACACGAGCTCGAGCTTGATTTAGAAGTTGTAACTGTTTAGCTTGTAGTGCCTCTTCCAGTTTATTGACTGCCAATGCCCTATCAGCACGCTTACCTTCACGAATAGCTTGGTTTTGATATTTCTTATATTGACTAGCTTGGGATAAGGTCAAATCGCCTAATTCCTGTCTAGCACGGTTCATATAATCACTTATCACACCTACACCGCTATCTCGAATCGCACGTACATTATTAATACGTTCTTGTAATTGTACTTTTAGCTTTTCAATACGGTCTTGAGCAGAATCAAGTTCTTTTGATACAACACCTAATTCTTTAGCGACCTTTTCATTGTCACCAATTATTCGTTTTGCAATTGGCTCTAAATCAGATTCAATTGTTTCTGAATTAGGGTCAAGTCGATTTAATCTATCAAGCAGTTCCCAATTGTTCGCAAGGTCCCGATTGGTTTGTGATTTGATGATTTTGGCTTCCTCTTCAGTAAGTTTCATTTGACCGTCTGAAGATAATAGCCATTCTTCAGCAATTTCTATATTAGATTTGCCAATGTGATTATCTTCAATGAATGTCTGTTTGGCAGATTCCATAGCCTGATTAATAGCTTCGTCAAACGTGAATCCTGTCTGCTCACGTTCAGCGGCTTCTAATTCTTTTAGCGTACCGTATCGAGTATTGATTAATGCATCCTTACCAAATGCGTTATATCGTTGATGGTCTTTGTAGATAGGATATTGTTCCATTAAACGCTTTTCGATATCGGCTTGAATAGAATCTTTTTCATCGTTCCATTCTTTGATTGGACGACTTTCTAATTCTTTCATATACCGCTTCATTACACGCTCTTTCGCCATTTCCCCGACGTCGGCAATATGGCCTTGAACCTTTGCTTGCTCAGCTTCATCGAGCTGTTTAAATAACTTGCTAGATTCAAATTGTTCAAGGGCCTGCTCTTTTGTGTAGGCGTCTATATCTTCTTGAGTGGCGATCATACGTGCCATGATATCTTGTATTTCCTTAGGTGGCAATCCGCCTAGTCGTGTCACCGCACGATAGATACGAGTTAACCACTTCGAGAACATGCGAAATACACGCTGCAATCCTTTAGTAGGTGCTTTGCCTTCACGTAAATAAGCTTCCCATCCACGAGCAAATTTTTCATGTGCCTTTGTGTTGTCAGCACCTTGCGCATCGTCCCATTCAGACCACTCTTTCAACTTGTTCCAATCCGTTACAAGTTGCTCCGGAGCGTTTTCCATTTCAGCTAGGTTCTTAATATCATCAAAGAATACGTGTCCCATTTCATGTAAGAATGTTGACCGGTCAGCCGTTTTGAAGATTTGAATAAGGCGATCAGTAGGACTATTGATCGTCGTCATTCCGTTGATAGATTGGTTGTACTTTTCAATGACTTGTATTGCTTTGTCATCGAATACTACATAACATCGTCCGTCTTGTTCGCCATCGTAGTATATGCCTTTTATACCGATACTATTTAAAAATTCACTAGCCTTTTTAGCATTTTTCACATTATGAAGATTAAAATGTTCATCATTACCAAGTGCATGAGATAAGAATGAATACAGCTGTTTACCATCAATATTTGTTTTCTCTAATGCACCATATACATCAGTCTTAACATTCGAGATAGCTTTTTCTTCACGTTCTCGTTCTAACTGTTTTTCTTTCTCGTATTGTAAATATAGATCATATCTAAACTTTTTATACACAGCTTCCAATAAACCTTCATTACCAGCTATGGTATCAATATTTTCATCTATACCTACTGACTTCAAAAATCTATCAATATTTCTTTTTTGAATTTTATTGATGTCATTTATTGTTTTATTTTTGTTATGTAGTTCAGATATTATGTACCCTACATCCATAAAGTGTGTGTATTTATTTGTCCATTCATCACCAATAATAGACCCTTTGTGATATTTAATTAATAGACTTGTAAAACGTTCCAGTTGTTCTTCTGGCATTTTATGTAATCCGTTTTTCAAGCTATCTCTTACATATCGACTATATCCAGAAATAGGATATTGCTCTGGTAATAACTCTGTTTCATTTGGTATTTCTACTTTAAAAATTGACTTCCATTCTTGTTTAGTAAATTTACTTTCTTTTAATAACTTAATTGCTTCTACAGCTCTTTTGGTTTGTGATATAACAAATTGAGTATTTTTCCCTTTCTTTGAGTCTATAAATTTATGTAAACTTTTAATTGCCTTATCGTTACTCCCTACTTCCGCAATTTCAGTAAGAGCCATAGACAAAGGGTTTTCATCGCTTATAACATTTCCTGTTTTCTCATCATACCATTCTGCATCTTCATTTATTTTATACTTTGTTTTCTCTGTAACAATCTCTATGCTATTTGCACCTAATATATCCCTATAATTTTCTGCTATCTTCTTATCTTTAGCAAAATACAATCCCCAACCATGTGCTTGATTGCCCTCACCGCTACCGATAGCGCCTAAGTCAAACTCATCAAAATTATGTGGTGAACCATGCCATGCAGCTTGATAGTATTGATAATTATATTGTTTGCGTAGCTTGTCTAAATCGTCTTCGTTTGGTATACTATTGTTAACAATAAACTGTTTAGTAACCGGTTGGGCCATTTGTTGCCTGCTACCCGTTACTAGACGGTTTATTTTTTTTGTATTCGCATATAACAAGTTGCCATTTGCGATTTGTTGATTATACCAATTAATATTACGTCTTGGAGTAATGGTTTTAATTTTATTTATATTCGTTCCATTAGCAGTTTTAGTAAATGTAATGACAACTTGGATGTTCTCACCGCTTGCATTTATATTTGGGTTGCCGTTTTTAGCATACATATCTAATACAAGGATTGCTTCATCAGGAACTACTTTTTGTGAACGCCCATTATAATTTTTAAATATAGCAACTGGATTTGCTATTTTTTTAGGCAATAATTTAATGTCATCAATTGATATTTGATTAGCGTGTTTCCCAGTAATTACTTTATGAATTATGCTCGGATCAATCATGACAGCGCCATCAAATCCTAACATTTGTAATACGAGTGGAGAATCCATTATTTGAACGGTTCGATTAATTTGTTTTCCGTTCAATTGATCATCAACAACTTGTCCCCAATTTTTTATATCCGTTTCTATTTTTTGCTGCATTTGTAATGGTTGTGCATACCCATTATTATATGCACCGCCGTTCATTTGTACACGAACAGTATTGAAATAATCCATGGCCGTATAATTGCCACGTCCTGCACGTCGCATAATATCTGCCATAACATCAGCATGTTGGGCCATAAGCAATGCATTAGCTTCCGCCGTATCACGTTGTTTACGGTCTACTGTTTCATCGCTCATTATGGATTTTAAAGACTGATACACTTCATAGCCGGATTTGGATAACTGCATACGTAAGGCGATGTCATTATCTGCAAGTTCAAATAATGTATCTCGCATAGATTCTAGCGATTCAATCTGTTTGAGTGTATGCTCCATATCAGCATAATGGGCACCTGCCTGATTAAGCGCTTCCGGATTATCCGCTAATGCACTTTGTGTACGAGCTAAGCTAGATTGATATGCCATACGTCTACGTTCAGAATTAGAACGTGGCGCTTTATTTTCACCTAACCATGTAGGATTGACTCCGCTAGTACGTGCCGTTTCTAAATCGGCATCCATAGCATCGAAATCACTTGTATATTGTTCACGGTACTGTTCAGTAAGCTCCTTATACACATTGTTAAAGGTTTGTTTAATATGTGTTGGATCCGCAAGAACCACATCGAGCATTTCCTTATCTACATCGGAAACTTCATCAAAGTAAGAATGGATAATATCATCCTTAACACGCTCTGCACGCTTTTCAGTATCATATTTAACAAGGTCTTTCATGGCATGCACTTCTTCTTTTGCACGTTCAAGCGTTTTCATGGATAATCCACCACGTGTAAAGTAAGAAGATTCTTCTAATGCCTTAACTGTTTCTTCAGATAAGCCACCACTTAATTGAGCATATGAGCCTATAGGGATTTCAATTGGAGCATCAGCCGTAATTGCTTTGGATACTTCCTCTTGTGTTGTAAGCCCTGCATCCACCATATTACGGATAGCCGCCTGACCTTCTGTTGTTTCAGCCATTTCATTGACATTTACATAAGCAGTAGATACGCCTATATTATCGCCTTGAGCTTGTACAATTTTTCCATACAACTCAGGGTTTTCTTTTGCCAAATTATTAACGGCAGCATCGTTTTTTAGGTTTTGCATAATAACATGGCCATTACGGTTCTGTTCTTCCATAACCGCCATGTGCTGTTCTTCCGGTGTTAGTTTTTGAAAATCCTTAAAGGCTTTCATGGTACGAGCACCACTGATGCCACCACCAATTACACCTAAACCAACTACCGCTGGTAATGCTTGCCACATAGCCTCACCGGCACCGACGAACATATCACCTACGGAATAATTTCCCTCCGGATCATTCGATTTGCGCCATAAGTTATGCTGTAATTTTTCATTGACATCTTGCAGGCCCTCTTCAAATAGTTCTGGAGCGCCCGCCTTAATAGAACTCTTGGCTACCTGTGCCACAGTAACACCAATACCTCTATTGAATGTTTCAGCAGCATTGCTAGTTCCTCTTGAAACTGCACTTGCTAATGCAGACTTAGGCGCGATTTTAGACGCTGCTTTACCAATAGCACGAGTCGCTACAAATTCAATACCTGCATCAACTGCCGCAAAAGACATAGCGTACTTTTTTGCTTCGTCATCAGAATATATACGATTGCCGTTACTATCTTTTTTATTGATTAATTCTAGGTACTTGCTTCCGAATGACATTTGATACATTTGTTCTGCCATACCTACTTGTATGCCAGTATTCAAACCAACTAATGCACCCGGAATAGCACCCTCACCCCCTACTGGCGCAGTAGCAGCAGCACCAGTAGCTGCACCTAACGCCATGCCTTCTGCGGCACGATTTGACCCTTTGATAGCATGTACAGCCATCATATACCCTTGCGCTGCAGTTTCTCCAATCACAGCTTCTAAAATACTACTGCCATCAGATTGTCTATATTTAGATAAATTTTCATCTAAACGATTAATTTCTGCTGTTAATTCAGCAATCTTATTAGGGTCATTTTCTTGAGATAATTTATAACCGGCTTGTGCACGCAAGATTTGGTCATTCATAGACCAAACATTTTGCTGTACCGCATCAAATACACCATGTGTATTATTGATGGATTCGAGATTGCGCAATGCAGTAATAGCCTCGGCAGAACTTTTATAATTTATGGTATTAAGTTCCGGATACATATCACGGATTTCTTGAATCGTTTTACCTCTATCCATTTGTGCTGCAGCCAATTCAGCACGTCTAATGCCTTCTTGGCCACTTGCCATGATTAAATCCGGATTAATACCTAGCTTTTCACCACTATCAATGGCAGACCGGCTCCAATCCTCTTTATTCCATAAATATATTTGTTCTGCACGATGCATAGCCGGTTGCAATATTTCACTAGATTTATTTACAAAGTTTTCGCTTTGTTCAGGTGTTACATCCGTTTGTGCTAATGCATTGAGACTATTAACATCAACAGTAGCTTGTGATGGATCCTTATGTAACCAATCATTAAATCCACTAGCGGCATTGCTTATGGCTTTACCGTATGAATTGTCTGTGGTTTCTTGTTGTATAGCACCTTCAAATGGTGTATGTGCTTTGGATTGAATACCAAAAGTGCCATTTGTTGCTTGTTCAGGTGTGATTTTATAATTACTCATTATTGCCCTAACCTTTCCGCCAATTCTTCAGGTGTAATCGTATGTTCTTCTCCGCTACCATCTTTATAAACATAATACGGTTGTCCATCATCACCTGTAGTATTGTACAAACCATACATACCATTAGCAGCTAATTGAGCATTTGTATATTTAACGGCAGCGCCTTTACCGCCAAAGAAATTTGCCATTTTCCCTGCACCCCAGAATTCACCTGTTTTAGTGGAAGCAATTGCTTGTTGTGCTACTTCCTCAGCGCCCCATTGTGCCATTTGAGCGGGTGACGGATCATATCCGTTCTTTTCTCTAAATTCTTGTACTTTAGGGTATACTGCAGTAGATACGCCTTGCCATTCAACCCCATCAATCTTCCTACCTGCTAGACTTTCTATGCTACTTTTCATGCCTTTCATATTAGGAGAATATTTACCTGTACCATTAGCGTACTCATCAAATTCTTTATTAATTTGCGATAATTGTTGAGGATTAAAATATACCCCCATTTGTCCTATAAAATCATTTAGGTCATCCATGCTTTTAAATTGACCGTTAGCAATGGCTGTCTTCACACCTAGCACATTTACCTCTTTAGCTTGCAATGCTTTAGCGGCCGCTTTATTTACGGCAATTTGCGCTTGATTTAATTGCCCTTGCATAGCCCTTGCATATTCCGGATGAGTAGCGGCATAATCCTGTCTAATCTTTAGCGCTGTTACATCTGTTCCACCGTTTTTAGCATCGGCAGCAACCATTTGTTCTACTTCTGCTTTTTGGTTTTCTAAAGCAACAGCACGACTATGAGCAATTTGTTGTAATTGTGTGGCTACGTTCCGTTGTATCATTTCTTTACGCTGTTGAGCCTGAGCGGGAGTTTCCGCTTGGGCTTGTCCATTAAATAGACGTGCTTTAACTTCTTGTATATATTGGCGAACACTAGGTTCATCACCGTTTCCTTGTGGTGCATCCCAAGAATAATGATTGCCATCACTATCAATGGCATCTGGTGCGCCGTCTTTCCAACGTTGCCCATTCACAGGCCCCGCATACCATGCAGCAAAGGCGCCTTCGACCCCGTATTTCTGTGCATACTCACCTAGCTTAAATGCAGCAACCTTTTTTTGCGCTTCCGGGTCAGACATATCAGCACCGGGGATGCCCGCTTGTTCACTCCATTGCGGCCAATTACTTGGTAAGATTTGGAATAATCCATATGCACCTGTTCGACCATTAACTGCACCAGCATCGCCGCCGCTTTCTTGACCCATTACGGCTGCTTTTAAATTTTCGACAGTTGCTTCGCCAGTACTACCGGCTACCTTACCAAATCCACTTTCAAATAATTTATTCGTAACTTTATTTAAAAGGTCCGGATCATATGGATCAAATTCGCCAATGACATCACGAATTGTCTTTTCATTACCGGTCGCCAATACCATACTGGCTTTACGTACCTTTTGCCGATACCCCATGATTTCCTTCTCATCAATCAATCCTGATTCGGCAACGGCATTAATCATCTTATTTGCACCGTCTAAATCATCATCAGAGATTTTCTTTTCAATCATGGTTACTGCAGTATCTTGCTGTGCCTTTTTAACTTGTAAATTAATCGTATTATCATCATATCCAAGATTAGCAAGTTGAGCATGAACGCTACCGCTTATTTGTTGCATAGTTTGTCCAAATGAATCAGGATTGCTGTTTACAACGCCGTTATTAGCGATGTTTTGAATGCTCATATTCAACGCCTTCATGGCACTATCCTCATATTGGCCACGAACATATCGATTAATTGTATTAATTGTATTTATTCTGTCGTTATCAACAATTTTGTTAAATGCATTAATCGAATCTGTCATCTTAAAACGATATTTTCTAAGAATTCCATTTCGTTTGACAGATTCAATTTCACTGTAATCAGTAGGAATATTTAATGCATTTTCTCCTTTACGGTTCATAAGACCATTTTCAGGGTCATACATAGCCTGATTCATGGCTTCTGTATATTCATTAGCCGCATTTACTACATCTACCAATTCTTTTTGTTTTTGGATTTGTAGCATAGTCGAACCTAAATCACCAATCGCTTTACCTAAATTTGACAATCCTTGTTGATTACCGCCATATGCCATTTCATTCCCGCTAGCTTGTGTGCCACCTTGGATTGTATTTAATTTTTGAGTGGGATCATAATTAACTAATTTCATATCCTACCTCATTCTATAGTCGCGCTTAACCGTTACTATCGGTCCTTTATCTGTATACCCCACAGGGTCACCACCATATGTAGTCTTCATCTTGCCCCCTGCATATTGCTGTTTGAGACTATACATAGATGATGCGGCGCCAAGAATACTACCTACCATTGCCAAATTACCTTGACGTCGTGCATTTTTAGCAGAAGCATGTGCAGCATTAGCTTCATTCTGATAGTTCATACCATTCAAATATTCGTTATAAATGGCATTGTTTTTATTCTGTTCCCAATTATAGATGTCTTTATTGTATTCATCGTAACTAGACGCCATTAACTGTAATGGGGACCCTGCCATTTGCAATCCGCCGGCCCCTGCTTCTGCCGCATTCGTGCCGGATATAAGACGCATACGATTATCCATTTTGTCACGCTCTTGTAATTGTTGCATGGCAATTTGCTCTTGCTTACGGTCAGATATTCGCTTATTAGCGTCTGCGGCTTGTGCTTGGGCATTGTACATCGAAACTTGCGCTTTGGTTTGTTGATTTTGCGCAATCAATCCTACGCCGGTACTGACTGCGGTTAAGATTGCCGCTGCGGGTAAGCACATATAAAGTCCTCCTTCTTGAGAGTGAATAATTCTAAATCGCCAACTTTTACAGTTGGATGAATAACGGCCCCAATCGATTCGAGCCATCGTTTCGTTTTTATGTTAGTTGTGTGAACATAATTGAATAGCCATTCACGAGTTTCTAACCATTCAGCAATAACTTGATTACTTAACTTGATAAAACGCATCTGCCATCGCATATCGTTTTCTAATACTTTATTGCCTAGAAAATAAATCCCATACATTCCGTTAACTGGTTCTTTTGCAATCCCATATACGCAAATAGCCACATCGTCTTCTACGACGACATGGCTATCATAATCAGATTTGCATATTTCGGAACAAAAATCCTTGAAAGGGTATAAACGATTCACCTCTTTGACTTCTATGGCATCTATTGCCCTTAGATTGACTTCTAGGTCATGAATTAATTTATCTCGCCTTATAGGCTCAATTTCGTCAATTTTAAAGTCCCGGTACATCTCTTAGTCCTCCGCCAATTTCAACTATGCGAGTTATCGATAATAAATTAAATGGGAACGGATCACTATGCTGAATACATATCGATGTATCTGTTGAATAGTTCGTACCCATTTTAGGTAAAATTACAGGCTTGTCACCAGTAAATAGTTCATTCGGTGGTAATGTAATATCATCCATTCTGTCAAATGTACGGCCAACTTTACCGCCAAACGATTTATAAACTCGCAATACCACTCTTGATACCGTAGCAACTCGGCCTTGTAAAGTACCATCTTGCATTTGCATTTCCACTGATGGAACACGAATTTTAGAGGTAAATGGTAATCCGATTTTGATATTGCTACCACTGACGTTTAATTGTAATAAGCCATCATCTGGCACAATTACATCTGGTTGTTGCTTACCATCAATTACAACTTGCACAGTTTGACCACTCAAATGAGGAATGTTAATACTATCAATTGCATTACTCGACTTAAATTCGACATAGCAATCAAGAAATACATTCACATCATCAGAATACAGAGGCACCATACGCTCGATGCATTTCACCTTTTTGCCTTGTAATGTGCGTTCAACAAGAGTATACAAGCTGTCTTGTTCACCCTCAGACACGGATTCACAGTACAGATATTTGCCATTGGTTACAAAATGAGACCAGCCATATACTTTCTGCTCTGGAATATAGGTCAAGCAATTAATCTCCCCATCATTTCTGATGTAATAAATAATGCTGTCCGGGTCTTGTGCATACGCACTGGTGATGGTTAGATACCCTCTAACTCGAGTCTTAACAAATAACGTCAGGTCTTGTCCTGTATAGTTATCAGACTCATAAGAGTAACCCATATCACGAACAGTGCCGCCACGTTCTTGAACGAACACGCATCGATTACCTATGAATTGTGGTTCACACGATAAGGCCCCTCGTTGGGTTTGTGTTTTTAGATTACAGTTGGTAGGAGTAATAGTCTTATCACCACTTACAATCCATTCATTACCGCTTGTAAGAATAATTAGATCATTAGCTGGTACAAGATGACGAATTTCGTACATTTTGCGATTAATCACCGGTAAGGTAATTGAGCTATCATCTGTGATAGTACCTTCCACCTTTTCAACGCCAAAGTTTGGATAGTCGCCAGTCCGGCTCATCCAAATATAATTGGGGTTCTTATTTGTAGCAGCCACTACAAAGCGGTCTTGATAAAACGTACACAATTTAGGATAACCGTTGCTACGTCCCCAACTGCCCATCTTCCATTTAGAAGTAGCCTCGTTTTCAACAATACCATTCAAGATATTAATCTTCATTGTTTTAGCATCTACAAATTCTTTAAATTCGATAATGCCCCATGTAGTGTATGGAAGAATTGAAAGGTCAACATTACATTCACCACTTTTTATATCTGATTGAATACGTAGCTTTGCATTTGGCTCAATTTTGCCAGCATCTGTTACGTTATAGTCATTATTAGAGGAGTATGTACGGTAATCTTTCCATGTCGTCCCATTATTTGTCGTGATTTGTAGTTTAACTGTACCAGTCCATGTCCCATGCGTTGTAAATTTCCAAGCTAGATCTTGGTCTGTGGAGTAGGATTCTACATTGTAATTAATGTTGTTGTACTCATTCCACTTATGAATACCTCCCATAAATGACCGTTTTTCTTTTTTCTCTACTACAACACCAGTATTCTTTGTATGAACAGCTGCAACAAAATAGCCTAGTTGCATGACCATGCCGACCATATCCGCATTAAATAGATCTTTGCTAGAACGTACTGTATCGCCCGTTACCGTAACAGTAGAATTAACATCTGTATTAATTGTGTCGTACGGTTGTTCAGTTAACTTGTAGGCTTCAAGTCGCCAATCCGTATCACTATATCGTGATAGCGTTTGAATAGGGTACTTTCCACTACAGATGAACATTACATCGCCAGATTGGCTACAATTCAAATCAAACAATATATCGCTAGTGAAAGGAGTTGTAACTTCAATACCAGTATAAATTCCGTAATTCCATACACGAATATATTTGTCACCAAATTCAAGCATGAAAGAATTATTGGTATTCGTAGTAAATTCAAATAATCGTGTTGGCTTATCACTATATTTGACTTGCCCCACATATTGACTGCCTTGACGTTTGGCTACTGCTCCATACGGACGAATCACAACATTTTCCGCCTCTAACAAAGCACTTTTATATTGCTCCAAATCAAAGCGACTCGAAACATCCGGCGATACTTCGCCAGTTGTAAATGCTAATTGTGATATATAGATAGGATTACTCATTACCAATCCCTCGCTTTCACATAGCTAGATATATAAACTGTATCTTGTTTACGCTCCTTTGCGTTCATCCCTTTTGCTTCTTGAACTGCTGCTTGATACAGCTTATACGATTGGTCAAATAAACCTCTGTCACCGGTTAATGGCATAGCCAATGCACTCGCCAATTTACACTGCAGCATATAAAGGGATATAGAATCCCATACATCTAAGTCAGTCACATCATATATATAATCAATAAATGCTAGTGGCACATCACTCACTATGCATTTTTTGTTGTTTCCAATATTAAAGATGTTGTATTCCGGTTGCGATTCCGCATGAAAGCGATCGCCTTGTGGAATAACCCCTAATATCCGAATACATTGTTCCGGATACGCATATACGTAATTCCACCCATTAATTTTATGAGCGGACAATACCAATCTTTCATTTTTACGTGCAAAATTCCATTCAAATTGTCGCAATACCAACTGTCTTGTTGCATCATATTGCATACGGCATTGACGGCCTTGCTCGGTTTCTTCTTCAAATGAGTAAAGCAACCCTGCATTAATTAATGCAAGTGCTTGATTACAGATGTCAGTAGGTGTCATATTTCCCCCTATATGGTAATAGAGGGATGCATAAGCACCCCTCATATTGTCACTTATTCTTCCGCAGCATCGGTTTTCTTTTTGCTTGTTTTCTTAGGCTTTTCGTTACCAGTATTTTCATCTGGTGGATTTTCATTGCCGGTATTGTCACCTTCAGTATTTTCATCTGGTGGATTTTTGTCACCCGGTTCTGTTTCAGGAGGCTGAGTTTCAGTAGACGGTTCTTTGTCTTTAGCCTTAGATTTTGGGTTAAAGATTTTTGCTACTTCATCTTCATTACCAGAGAAAAGCTGTTTAAAATAATCAGGCTCAAACTCTTTAATTTCTTCTTCAGAGAAATTAATACTTTCACCTTCTTGAATTAATCCACGGTTACCATGGTACATCGTTACGTTAGCTGTAAAAATCATAGTCTCACCTCTTATTTCAAATTAACACCATCTGTTAAGAACGATGTAATAGTAGCAGCAGTCATATTGTTAGCATTAATGCGAATGAACTTTTTCGCACCTGCAGGAAGTCGACCTTTGTATTCTGTACCAGCTTTGGAGTTCTGTGGCAATGTAACACCTGTTAACAATGTGGCATCAGCCATATTTTCCTTATCAGATGTGTATACATTAAATAAAGGTGTACCTGTAACGTCTTTATCTAAACGAATATACAACCATAAGGCAACGGCAGCATCGCCACCGTTACCATTCATCACTACGTCAGAATTGGTGTTTGCAGTGATTTCTTTTTTCCAGAAAAATGTATTTTGTTCATCAATAATCATTGAATTATGTTCCTTTCTTTACGCAATAACACGAGATTCAGTGCTTAACAATGCATCAATTTTGCGAACTGGTACACCGTTTGCACGAGTAACGAGTTTACCCATTTCCATATCTTCAGTGATAGTGGAACCATGTTTTGTGTTCTTTTGCAAACGCAAGAATGTACGCAATGTACGGTTCATATACCAAACTGGACGAACACCACCAAGGTTAGGAATACGTTCTTCCGCTTCAATCATTAAGTTGATAAGATCAGCACCGGCTTTAGCGTCATTTGTCAATTTTGTAACATCGATATTGGCAATACGAACAACATTTCTCCAGTCACGTACAGTTAAACCAACATCATGTTTAAAGTGAGTACGATATGCTTCGAACATGGAGCCATCGTCTTTAGTTACAGTAACAACGCCTTTATCTTCTTGGTGTAAACCTGCTTTGGAACCTTCAGGATAAATACCATGAACGGATAAAGGTCCCCAACCCACAAGCCAAATAGATGCTAAGTTGCTTGTGCCACCTGCATCGAGAATGTTTTCTGCACTTGCTGCTTTCTTAATATCAAGAGTATTGAACCGAGGAGCTAAACCAATAAATTTTTCTGGCGTATTTTCATCACCATAAAAAATCGTACGGCATAACTCTTGCCCCATAGATTGAATAAATGCTTTATCTTCCGACGCACGGAAAGATGCTCTATCTTTGGATTTATCAACAATCGCTTTATCAGTTTGAGAGTAAGCTTCAAGCATACCACAAGTGTCAGTGATTTGACTTGTTGCGGATTTAGACGCTTGAACCCCACCATATAATTTACGCCATGTAACAGATGGCAAACCATTACGTACAGTCGTTACAAAGCTAGACCCTTGGTTACATTCGACCATCGTCATATCTTGAATGATTTCTGTCGATTGGTCTAATTGCTCAATAATTTGAGCAACATTACCATTTGGATCCATTCGTTTTTGCAAATCTAAAAGTGTTAAATTTTGAGTTCCAATTGTAGCCATTAATTATTTACCTCATTTCTTAATACATAGATGGATACATTTTTCGTTTTGCTGTTTCTTCATCAGAATTTTGACCGGTTCCAGCTTGTCTTGTACCTTTACCCGGGTCTTCCTGAACCATTTCACCAACTGCCGCAAATACCTTAATCATGTTGATATTGTTATCGATATGACTATCAACAAGTAATTGACGTAATTCAGGTACCGCTTTAGTTAGTGCTTCAATGCCTTTACCTGCAAGGGCTACAGTTTCATCGAATTTACCGCCTAATTCCTTTTTGGCGTGTTCGTAATCCGCTTGTTGTTTTTCAACAATTGCTTGCTCTTGCTGCTCTTGATAAGCAGTTAAGATGTTCTGTGCATACTGACTGCCGAACTTGGCTAACTCAACAGCCTGTTCCTGTGTTGCACCAACTTGATTAAGTAGCTTGCTAAAATCTGCTGATACAGTTTCATCAAGTTCAGTACCTTCAGGAAATACCTCCTTAAAGTCATAAACCGTTGGTTCAGCAGGTGGCGTATTATCACCGCCTAGTACAGATGGATTACTACCTTCGCCATCTGGTTTAGCAGGTGGTTCAGTAGGTGGCGTAGGATTATTTTGGTCCGGATTCGCGCCCGGTTCATTGCCAGTCATGCTATTGTTAGCTCCCATATTGTCTTCAGCCATTTTGTTTCTCCTTTTCGACTAAATTATTAAAATATTCTTGTTGCCCGATATATTCGAGCTGCGCTTGGTGGTACTGCTTAACGCCATCGACGCCTAATTTGTTTAGGTCACCATGGAATAACAGTCCTACCTTGCGCTTTCCTTCGTTGAAATATGTCTCACTGTTGCCAGTGAATGATTGCTTTAATATGCCCGAGCGATCCATCAGGCGACAAAAAAACCACCTACCTAGCTCTGTGCTAAGTACGTGGTTAAGCGCTTGCATATCTCGCTCTTGCATATAATCTTTAATTGTTTTCATCTAAACACCGTCCATTCCTAGCCACTGCTGTAGTGCAGGATTGCCATCATTGGCGGCGTCTGTTGCTTGTTTTGCTGCTCCAGCCAATTGAGGTGCTAATTGTGCAGCCTGAATCAATTGTTGTTGCTGTTCCTGTTCAGCTTGTGCCTGTGCCTGTTGTGCTAAGATTTCTTGATATTCATCATCGGAGCGAATAATCTTAGCTGGTACGCCTAAGTTAACTCCGTATGTATTGGCCGCTTCCTCAAAGTTGAACTTGTTGACGATATTAGGATTAGCTTGTGCCAAACTCATGATGAACGCAAAATACTGTTCGATATTTACCAATGAACTCATCTTTTGCGCCTGAGCTAAAGGCGAGATATATTCAATCTTCACCTCTTGACCGTTTAACTGGTCTAAAAGCTCCTCATCCTCAACAGGTGGAAATACACCGGCACGATCCAATACTGCATACACACGCTCGATAATTGGATTCAAGAATTCAGATAGCAGCCGTTCAACCACAGGACCTAATTGTTGCAGTTTCTCTTGGGTCCTCTCCATTACCTCACGAGCCGTCATTTGGCCCTTGTCAATTTGGTCTAACATCAAAAATAAATCTGCGCTGTATGCCCTTTTAATTGAATCCTCTGTAACCGCAATCTTATTTTGAATGTCTTGTAGATTAGATTGCACGGCGAACATTGGCTCAACCTTATGTTGACCCTCAATTTCGGTGATGCCACCCGGATACAAGTTAACCGTACTAATGACATCAGACGGTGCTTGCATAGGAGGTTTAACACCTAACTCAACGGCTGTCAGATAGTCAAATTCTAATTTCTGCAGCATTTGTGAATCTGGTTGAGCGAACCATGCTGCGCCTTTACCATAACCATTCAAGTCCATGGAAGTATGACGAGCTATCGGAATAGGCCATTCCTCAAACCCACCATGATACAATACTTCATCACTGTTGCTACCATCCACCCAGTAGATAGATGAATACGGCATATTGCGACGGCCTAACTTATCCCTGCGGTCTTTATTAGGCTCAACCAACCAATTGACTGTGAATGATTGTTGCAAGCTGTTTCCATTGTCGTAAATATTCTTGATGTTATCTGGGCAATTTTCATATCCGAACTGTTCAACAATCTGATCTACTGTCATTTTGTATTTACGGCCAAAGATATTTACGATTTCCTTGCTGTTAGTACTAATAGCATAGGTACCTATTGGATACGATGTGAAACGAACACCAGATTCACTATCAGCAAATATCCCCATTGGAGCTTGCCCTATAGGCAATTCCATGTAAATTTGATGAACTACGCTGTAGAAATTGGATTTAGCAAGAACCGCATACAAGATTTCCTCTCGTTCATCCAATAGTTCAGCAACTTGGCTATTCGCTGCTACGTCGATATTTTCCATGGTTAGCTTAAACCATTTACGGCTTGGCGGAGTAAGACCACTCATGACACCACTGGCGAATATCTGGCAACTTTCCCAAGCTACAGGATTTAGGATTTTACCGTTGTAAGGTTCTGATTGGTCTTCCTCACCATCAAATTGACCTATGAACGGCAACTGATAGTCACGCAACTGTTTCCATTTGTTGACATATCGTTGCTGCGCATTAAATAATTGAGAGAATTTCTTTCTCAACTTCGTATAATCACGCTTAACAGGCTTAACACCCTCTGTAGGTTGTCTAGCTAGTAAAGATTCCATTTCCGCCATGCTAGCCCCCTAAAATTGATTTTTGACCGCCTTGTGCAGTCGGACCTAAAATAGTAGATTCAAACCCTTTCTTAAATTTACGTCTTTGCTCTGCCATTTCATCACCTGTAGTTCTGCTCATGGCATCTGTTTGAACAGTTGGAGCTGGAGCAGGTGGTGTGTAATTAGCAGATGCTCCTTTCATACACATCTTTATCCCTCACTTTCTAAACAATTAAAAAGGATTGTAACTCGTATTAGCTACAATCCTGTTACCTGTTTCGCTTTTTTTAATGACCCGCGCAGCAAAGGTCAAGGCAAGAGCATCACCTTTATTCGGAGACGGTAACCCTCGGTCTTTCATATCTTTTTTACTTTCCAGTTGAATACGTCCATTCTTATCAATGATCGCTTCAGGTCCTACGATATCATCATATAGTGCTTGGTCATTAGGTGGAATCGAGCCGCCCTCACGAAGCCATTCTTTCATCTGTCCCCACATATACGCCCTCATATTGAGATATACAGGGTCATTACTCTTACCGCCAAACTCAATCAATCGCCATTTGCGCCCTAATTGCTTACCGATAGAATATATCCCTGTACCATATCCCATATCGATGAATACGGCATCTGCTTTGTATTCGTCCTCAAACTGAGCAATCAGTTGAGCCATGCGCCAGTCATCGTCATTCTTAGGAATAGATGCAAGCGACTTCATATAGTAGCCTTGCCGCATGACTATTTCTAAGGAGTCTGAACCAGTCCACGCAGGATCCACACCAATGATTACAGGTAGATGTTCAAATTGTCCTAGCTTATAGACTTGCTTTTGTGCCTTGTCAGCAATTTCCGTAGAGATAAACTGCAAATCTGATGCGGAAGGGAACACACCACGCACACGTACTTTGAAGAAGTCGGAATCCTCACCATAAGCCTCTAACCATTCTTCAATCTTAGCTTTGTTAGATATCTTAACGGTTCTACTATCAATCTGATATGTATTCCAGAATTTTCTGTACTTTCTAAAACATTCACGGAACCGTCCGCTATTACGAGTAGGGTTACCAAATGCACACCAAATAATTTCAGTGTTAGCATCTGTAAGAGCCCCTTCAGTTACTTCCCAAATCACATCATCAATTGCCGAGGCTTCATCAAATAGAACCAATATCCGATTGCCTTGATTATGAAGACCGGCGAATGATTCAGGGGAATTCTTACTCCAAGGAATGGCATCGATACGCCATGTCTTTTCATAATCTTTATCGCTACTGAATATAGCTGTGGCTGTGTAGGTAAACAAATCCTTAGCAATAAACATATTGTGCCATTTGCTAAGTTCTGGCCATGTTTTAGTCCGGAGCTGACCTTCCGTATTAGCAGTAACTACACCACGAGTATTCTCATGAGTAGATATTGCAAAATGAATAAGCCATGATATCAGTGCTGATTTACCGATACCATGGCCAGATGCTACCGCCTCTTGAATAGCGGTTTGTAGGTCTTTGCCCTTCTTTAATTGTTCACCGATATCTTTTAATATTTGAATTTGCCATTCATCTGGACCTTCCATATCTTCCAATGGCGTCCCCGGCTCTCCCCACGGATAGGCAAAATATACAAACGCTAACGGATCATGTGTAAGAGCGCCTAATGCCTCTATTAACTCATCATGTTTTTCCATTAGCCTTCTCCCGTGCAGCTTTTAATTTATCCATAGCAGACACCGTAAGCTCACCTTTGACATCGATATTTTTAGTATCTCTCCATTTCTCAGGATTGCGGTTTTTCAACCAGAATATTTGAGCCGTAACATCTGGAGGTTGCTGTTTCTTTACAACTTTAACGAGTTTCCCATTCTCGTATGTTTTCTCTTCATATTCGTAGCCTATAGCACGTTTATGCAATGCGTTTTCGACTTCAAGGTCAATAACTTCCTTCCCTCTTTTAAGGGACTGCAGAAACTGCGGCGAACTCTTTTTCCAGTCATATAAAGTTCTAATCGAAATCCCTATATTTTTTGCTATTTGCTCATCAGTAAGGCCATCACGAGCCCAACCCTCTGCACGCAATAAATTATCAGGGTCAGTCAACCAGTTTTTTCTATTTACTCGCAATGGATCATCACCTCACTTTAATGTATTACCGCCCTTGCGAATCATCTTCCCATTTTTCCTTACACATAATCCGCATGAATTTCTACTAGCACTTGAATGCGTAATATAGGATTGACATAAGCCATCATAAAATATTTCATTGGCCGCGCATATTCCATTTTTATTATTCAAGCATTTGTGCTTGATGCAGTGTATTTGTGTCATAATTTTCTATAACAAAAAAGGCACATCAATTAAGATGCGCCTTTTTGCGTTTGGTACTCTAAATGCTTAGGAGATGAACTCATGTTCTTCCACTTACAATATATCATAGATATAGGGGGCTTAAAAGGTCGGAATTAGCCGATTTAAGCCGATTTAAAGCGGAGTTTATAACCTAATTCAATAAGAGCCAAATTCTTATATTCTTTTCCTTGAGATTCACCATAACCCACAAATGCGTAAGCCCCTTTAGCAGACATACCATTGATATATTGTTGCATGAGGATAATAGATCCAACTGTATTAGTTAACGAATCTATCATATGACAAGCATCATCACGTTTGGTAAGTAGTTCATGGATTTGACGTTTGTATCTCATTTCCATATCAAGTAGCCGGTTAATATCATCTTCAATACCAGATGGTTCACCCCCATCTACTCGTTCTTTACCATAATTTACGGCACGTAATGACGTGATATCGTTTTTAATGCGTTGGATATTACGTTTCAACGACTTAATCCTTAATGCTGCTTTACTTGCCTCATGCAGGTACTTATATGCCAGCTCACGATATTCCTTTTTGCTAAGTTCTACCATAGGACCACCACACAAACAATATTTAATACAAACAGAATACTACATATCACCATATCCCGTATTTGTGATCTAACTATTTTCTGTAACTGCATTTTATATGCATCAGAAACCATAAAATGTTTTAATGCAGCAGCTTCACGATAAGAGTAATAGGACATTTTAAAAATAACTACAAGGTAAATCGCTAGTAGAATGTTTATAATAACCATTTCATTCATCGGTATCACCTGCTAGTTTTGCATATTTCCAAATGCACGTGTCATCGGCACTATCAACGCTCCATGATGTGCATCCACACAACCAAGTTTTCACAACTCCATTTGTATATCGTGCAAAATATCTTGGTTTCCAAGCCACCTTATCTTGGCTAACTAATACAGGTGTATCAACTGGTACTTCCGACCAATCAATAAAACCTAATTCTCTTGCAATATTTAAAACCTCGTTTCCCTTCATTTTAGGAAATATACTTTTTAAACAATTAGCATATTCAAATTTATTACAACTGTAAATATTTATATAACCTGATTCTATATCCACCATAGGCATTCCATTGGTTAAATATAACTCTCCATTATACCGACATGCACAATATCTCCACCCATCATCATATAGTTTTTGCAATAGCCATTTCTTTCCCTGTTCATCACTAATCATAATTTTCTACCTCTCTATAAGTCGTTTCGAATTCATTTACCTCATGAACTTTAATTTTACCTTTATGATCTTTAACAATATAATTACCTTTAAAACATTCGATTCTTCCATCATCTGTTATAATTTCTAATGATGCGTTTTCATACCAATCAATACCAATTACATCACCAACAAAATCGACTATTTCCATAACGTTAGTGCCGTTATATTGCACAGCTTGAATTTCATTAACCCTTTTCTCATATCGTCTAAACATTTTCTATCCACTCACCTCTTATGATAGGGCGGATATTTCACCGCCCATATCCTTTACACAATTTAACTAATCCCATTCAATATGTGTTTAAACATAATAATTGTCATTCCGATTAACAATGTAAAACTCCAAACAATCATACATATCATCAACACATTAAAAAAGCCATCTTTTTTACACATTATTTACCGCCCATACATTATTTAATCAAAAATACCAACATCACCAATAAATAAATCAATAGCAAAATGCTCATGGCTATTAATCCAATAATGGCACCACATAGATCAATTCCTTGTTGTAGTCTTATTTTTTCGCTTTCACGTATAATCCTATACATTTTTTTGCCTTTCTCTTATGTCACATATTGCTCACATTGTTTTAAAATATTTTTTACTAGTTCCAACGGAATATGTGAGCGTGCATTATATCTATTTTTGCCAAGCCCTTTGTATGTACACCACTCAACACCTTGTTTAGAATTATCGCACAATAATTTTAAATCGATATTGCTACCAAACTTTGTAGGTTTTTTAATTGGGTAGTCATAGTTGTTGTAATAAGTTAAGTTTTCATAAGGAACATCAAACCCTATTACATTTTCAATGTATTCCCATATCCGCCCATATGCTGGATTTTCAATAACGAATACTTTAGGTTGATAACGCTCAATGATTTTCAACGTGTTATAGATGCACATTTCACCATTGATACGTGTTAGAAATGACTTATCATATTTAAATTGATAGTTTTCATAATCAGCTTGATTTCTGATTGTGAATTTACTTCCTTGTTCGTACTCACCAAATAGGTTGATAGTCATATCCTTTTCTTGTTTCCAACAAGCATTACCGCCTTTCATCGCACTTGCTACACTCCAACTTTCACAGGGTGGACTAGCTAGAATAACATCTGGTTTATCTAGCTTATCCAACTGTTCCCATAGTGCGTTAGGTTTATGTAGTGTATTAACTGCAAGGTCTTGGTTGATACACGCATCACCAATGCCTATTGATGTGATCGTGTGTCGCCCCCCCATATTCACGTTGTATTCATCTACTGCTTGACGATAGCAGCCGTTGCCATCATCAAATAGCCCCCATATATGCATAAGTTTTATTTATTTACCTTTAATACACACATTTTTAGTTTTGCAATAAACATCAACATATGTCTCATCACGGTCACCATTGTGTGTCACTTCTACATATTCATCAATACCAGGACCGCTTACTAATGCTTTCCAGTTTTGTAATGTTTTACAAAACCATACAACATACATGAATTCTAATTCTTCAAATTCATGTCCCATTTCTAATAGCACTTTGCGAGCAGCTTCAAT